TATGCAAGAAACTTTGCGTCTCTATTGAATACTACTTCATTATTGAATCGAAGTTCAGCATTTGTTATCGTATTGTATTCATTTGGGTAATTGTTTTGAAAAGAAACATCAGATTGCGATACAAAGAAAAGTTCTTTGACTGGGTGTTTGAAGTTGAGCATAACTGATTTTGTAGTATAACCACTCTTCATCTTGAATTTAGACATTTGTACCTGTGTAATGAGATAATCTAAAGGTCTCGACTTCAAGAAATTACTTTCATCTGGGGATACATAGATAAACTCTGTATCCATCGAGAACTTCGGAATTGAAGCAGTGTCACCCACAGAAGAGCCACCAAATATGAGTTCTTTTAAAGGTCTGGTCTTGATTCTAACCTCCACAACTTGTTTCGTTAGGGCACATGTTGGTATAGCTAGGGATGGATTTCTATAAAAGTAGAATGGAAGTTCTAAGAAATAGGTGTAATTCGTCCCGGAAGCATAACTCAAAATATTACCATGCCCAGTTAAAAAGTATAGTGTCTGGTCTATATCGTCGCTTGTATTATAGAGTTGTTGATGCATATAAATGTACTCTCCTGTGATTCTTTCAATCAGTTGCCCCCCTATAAGAAGGTCGGCATGTTCAATTAGATGAGTTATAACAGACGGACACCATATATTATTATTTGAACCACCACTATCAGGTGTAGGGTCTTGGAGGGTTATCTTCAACGTGAGGTTCTTAACTAAATCACCTTTGTCCCCAGGTATTCTACATGTTATGGTACTATCAAAGTCTATGTCTCCATTAAACTGACTTTCAACGAAATCGAATGCAAACTTTGAATGTCTTTTAAACTTTGTCAGGAAATATGAAAACTGTGGTTCACCTGTAAGCCATTCGTCTTGCACTCCAGTGGCAGCAAGTCTCAGACGACCAGCCATTCCTATTGTAGATGAGTAAAAAAAGTGTTAATACAACCCCAAATTATAATAGAATGAATCTCCAGTTGAAGAAATTCAAACCCGAAAGTATCACGGATGATCGGGTATGTGTTTTTATTGGAAAGCGTAATACTGGTAAGTCGACCCTGGTGAAAGACATCATGTATCATAAGAAACACCTCCCCGCGGGTATTGTTCTCTCAGGGACGGAAGAAGGGAACCACTTTTATTCAGAGTTCATTCCAGACTTGTTTGTCTACGGTGATTACGATAGAGATGCTATAGAAAGAGTTATGGCGAGACAGCGTAAATTGGTTGGTAGTGGAAAAAAGAATTGTGGTGCTTTCATGCTTTTAGATGATTGTATGTATGACAACAAGTTCCTCAAAGATACATGTATTCGACAGTGTTTTATGAATGGACGACACTGGAAGATTTTCTTCATGTTGACGATGCAGTACTGTATGGACCTACCCCCAGCACTTCGAGCAAATGTTGATTATGTCTTTCTTCTCAGGGAAAACATCCTCCAGAATAGAGAAAAGTTATATAAATCATTCTTTGGTATCTTCCCAAGTTTCGATATGTTCAATAAAGTGATGGACGCTTGTACTGAAAACTACGAGTGTCTCGTGTTAGATAATACGGTAAAGTCTAACAAGATACAGGATTGTGTATTTTGGTACAAGGCCAGTCTAAGGAAAAACTTCAGGGTAGGTGGTCCAGATCTCTGGAAACTTCATCAAAAGATGTACAACCCCAAACATATGGATCAGAAAGAAGAAGATGCAAAGAAGGCATCTAAGAAGACTGCTCTCACAATCACCAAGAGGAAATAGGTGCGTCTCGATAAAAGTTCAAAAAACTATGGGTATATTAAATGGCATCGGATCGAATGACGACCATGAATTTGGCAGATGACGGTGAAGGAATGGTTCCGTTGGTTGATAAACCTTCCAATGCATTTGTTCCCAACCAAGCGTACAATCAACCTGAAAAAAATGTGAGTCAAAGTAAAGAGACGACGATGGATTCTACACCAATTAATGATATTATGATGGACCCCCCCCAAATGACCGAAGAGCCCCGCATGCAGGGTATGATGCCCCAGATGCATGCTGCCCAACCCCAGGGAATGCATGGTGCTAATGGCCAGGCTGAGAAGCCCGAGAGCAAGAACCCCCTAAACCTCACTGATGAGCAGATGGCGGCTGTATTAGTTGCGGCGTGTGCTGCCCTCGCTATCAGCAAGCCTATCCAGGACAGGTTGGCGACTTCTATCCCCAAGTTCCTTAACGAACAGGGGGGTAGGAGTATGGTTGGCCTTGCGACCACAGGTGTTGTGGCTGGTGTAGTCTTTTACATAATGAAGGACTATGTCATCAAGCCTTAAACTGGTCTTTCCCAGCCCATATTACTGTAAATCGAGTTATCAATACCCGAATAATACGTTGCGAGTACACCAATAGTGAATGTCCCCGCTAACAAGGCGCTCAATTTAAGCTTCTCGTTAGTGCCAACTTTATGGTCTTTAATAGCATCCTTGGTCTCTTTAGAAATTTGGTTAATAATGAAAGTCGCAATTAACGCAATAAACGTGGCAGAAAGGAAGAAAACCCTGTCTACAGCGAGACGGGGGATGTTACCAATAGCGAAACGAATGATGTTTGGTATCATAACCGTCATCCAGACGAGATTCAAATAATAGTTTTTAGAAATCAGTGGTACAAGGGTGGTTGCGTATAGCACCAGCCAGTATGCAATGGCGGTAAATACAATGTTCAATGGTGTCTTCATTTAAACTAGACTGAGATTATTTATCCTGAATGTGCTGACCACAGAATTCTGTTTTCTGGGGTATTTGCTGGTAAATACCTAGATGTACACATATATCCCGAAGTTCAATGTAATTATTCCAGAACTCCTGTGAATGTGAATATTCATCAACAGTTGAGTGTGCTAACTCATGTATGAGAACGTGGAAAATTTCATTCGTCTTCCCATTCAAGCACAAGACTATTTCACTCCCCTTGTTTGTATTAGACCCAACGGAACCACTCATCTTTTTCAAACCAGTTATAGGTGTAGGACGACAGAGTATTTTATATTTCTCATTCTTTGTATCACGGAGGTGTTCCCTGAGAATACGATACTTTTCCCTAACTTCGACAAGTTCCTGGGGTTCTCTAGTTTGATAAAGAATGACTAAATTGAGGAACAATAATAGAATGAACGCTATCATCTTTTATATACAAAGATAAATTTACTATACAACTCTGATATGGGATTTCCTGAGAGTCCCTCCCAAAGTTGTAAACTAAATCCCAACTCTTCTAGGTGTGTAATTAATAGGTCCTTAAAGGCCACTGGTTCTGACTTTGGTCCATCAGCGTAGTAGGGTGTATCAACCAGGTTTACGAACAATTTCTCACCAAATCCACCATTTCCATAGTCTTTTAGTTTGAAAAAATTACCACTGTCATCTATGTATGGGGTTTTAAAAATTATTTTTTCAGAATCTGGGATGATACCAATGAGAAGTCCACCAGGTTTTATACGTTTTTTTATTTCACGAATAGAACTGAAAAAGAGACTCTTACTAGCAAAAATATAATGCAGCGAAAAATTAAAACATACGACATTGAATGTTCTATGTGGGCAGTTATGAATATCACCCTCGTAGAAATTGACACGCATGTGCATATTTTTTGCACGTAAACGAGCCTCCTCAAGAGCTGATGGCTCGGGGTCACACATATTTATATTGACTCCACACTTGTGCCATTTTTGAAGGTCTCCACCGAAACCACATCCTACATCAAGAATATGTTCTCCTTCTCTCGAGACAGACTGTATAAGATTTCTCTTAGCGTCATTGTGATTCTTACGAATCTCTTCCATGACTATAGAAGAGCTTAAAACTTTAATTTCAATTTAGAATATGAAACCGTTCATTAAATGGGTTGGTGGTAAAACTCAAATTATCGAGGATGTCTTAGGTTCATTTCCAACAAAAATCAAGGATTACCATGAAGTTTTCGTGGGAGGTGGGAGTGTTCTTCTCTCGGTATTGTCAAGACAGTTAGTTACAGGTAAAGTATGTGCATATGACCTGAATGGGTCACTCATTGCTCTCTATACAAATATACAGTCTCGACCACGTGATGTGCATGGTCATCTCAAAACCTTGTATGATGAGTACGAAAAATGTAAAGGGTCTGAAGTTAATCGCAAGGCGGAAACACTTGAAGAGGCTATGAAATCTAAAGAGAATTACTATTACTGGATTCGAAAGAGATTTAATACTGAAAAGGAAGAAACACCTAAGCGTTCGGCAACATTTATTTTTTTAAATAAAATGTGTTTTCGTGGTGTCTATAGAGAAGGGCCAAATGGATTTAATGTACCGTATGGACACCCTAAAACTACACCTGCAATGATTGGGGGTGATGAATTGTTACGTGTGAGTGAACTCATTAAGGATGTTCAATTTAGGAAATGCGATTTTAGAGAAGCATTCAAAAACATTAATAAGGGTGATTTTGTATATCTCGACCCACCCTACGCACCTGAAACAAAAACGTCTTTTGTGGGATACACGAAAGATGGGTTCGGGGTAAAAGACCATAAAGAACTTTTTGATTTGACTAAGAATTCTGGTGTAGATTTTGTTATGAGTAATGCGAATGTGAATATGGTAACGAATTCATTTGTAGATTACACTATAAAAGAACTAAAGGCTAGACGGGCTATAAACAGTAAAAATCCTGAATCTACTACGACTGAAGTACTTGTGTCATCATCCATTCAAAAATAGCTTCTTC